AAAGACTCCTGGAAGTTTATAGGAATTGATATGATCTTCGTCCCACTCCACAGTAAACTTATTTTGTGGATCATCTTCTGATAGTGCTGGGTTTAAAATAAACTCGTGCGATCTTACAATAGTTTCTTTTTCTGCAATAACATCTTCATACCTTGTTGAAATAAAGTCACCTTTAAAACGAGGGAATGAAAGAAGAACTACCTTGCCAAAGTCTGGAAAGCGAGAGTCAACAGATCCACGGAATGCTTTATAAATATTGTCAGCAGTTTTGGCGTGATCATTTCCACTTGCAGACTCCATTGCAAATCCAGAAATCTCATCAAGAATTGCAAGCATTAAGTTTAGACCTTCAGCAGATTCTCTTTCTGAGTGACCAGAATATACGGTAATAGCTTTATCAAATTCAATGCTATCAATTTTTGGTGGAGAAAACTTTCCTGCAAACCAGGGAGACCCCTCTATCTTACTTCTAAATCCTTTAAAGAAAACATTCTTTGCTTGTTGAGCATTGATAGCAACATTCATAATATCAATAGCATCATTAGATGGCTTACCAAAATATCTTGACGGGTCTTTTAAACACAATAGCTTGTAAACTAAATAAGAACAACCAACTGTAGATGTGTAATCTTTTCCGCTACCTTTTCCAAGTTGCATTATAATTTCACTCTTAGTATATTTTTTATAATGTTCTTTACCTGCAGATTCACCCATAAATCTAATCAAATCTTTTTCTTGATAAATTTGGCTCATGCACTCAACAAGAGTATACTGATACTCTGACAACTGTGGTTGATTTAAATATTTCTCACCTGTAACAAATGTTACAACATCTACTGGGGTTTCTGAAAATGGGGACTCATCAAGAGCCTCCATAAAGTCACTAATATCAATTGTCAATTACAACTACCCCACCCTCATTAACTTGAGAAAGTTTTGTTAAAACTTTTGGTCTACAAGAGTCGCAGGATGAAGTTACTTCTTTAAGAATATTTATAAGTATTTCTTGTTTTCTTTCTGTTTCTAAAAGTTCGTCTGCCAACTCTTGATTGTCTAAGAGTCCAGCCTTCTGTAACATCTCAAGTCTTTTGCTTTCAATATCAGCGATAAGTTTAATAGATGTTGTCTTAGCAGTTAGATTTGCAGTTTGATCTGCAGAGTCAATAACTTCATAAGCTTTTTTAATTAGCGAGGAGTAATGTTGGTCTGCACCAGCAAGAGCTTCTTTTGCACGAGCATGGATAGCCTGGTTGTTTGCAGCCATAACTCTCCAGTCAGTAAGTAGCTCTGTAACTTTTGCTCTTGGAAGGCTTAAAATTTTTGCAATCTCTGAGGCATCTGAACCTTTTAGGTACTCTGATGCAACCTTGTTAACAAGATCTAAATGATTAACTAACGCTGCTTCGCTTGACACGCTTACCTCTCTTCTTTACTGCCTTAACCCTGTCAGGATAAAAAGACCTAGTTGGTCCAGACATATCCTTCAGCATTTGAAAGCAGTCTATCCATTCTACACCATTTTCGGGATTTTTGACTAGACATTGAAACTTAAAGATAGCCCCATACTCCCCAGTAATCTTAATTAAGTCACCCTTACTTACTTCATGACCACTCTCAGTAATCATTGAGAACTTTCTTTCAAACCTATCTAAATAAGTTATTTTTCTTTTAGCCACGCTTTTTAGCCTTCTTTAGCAACAAGTATCCAATTAGATCGTCTTCGTCATTGTCTCCTGCATACAACTTTTTATTTTTAATTCTATTTAACTTATCATCAATGCGAACATTCAATTGTTCCATATCGTCTGCATTACTAAAGATACGAATAGGGTTTAGGGCAGAATTTCCATATGCCACATTTTTTTCTAGTAGCATCTCTGTAATTTCTAAACAGGCAGCAAGGATATTGTATCCAGCTGGTGCAGTTTTAGAAAGTTCAAGAATCTTTTTAATCTTATCTTCATTCTTGTTTGCAAAGAATGCTTCTGATGGATATTCAGCCATTATTTCCTTCTACTCTTTCTCAGTCCAAACTTGCCAAGATAGACATAAACAGTTTCAACAGAAACTCCACACTCTTTTGCAATATCTTCTGGTGTTTTCTTGTCCATTAAAAATCTTTTTCTTAGCCAATTTTCATTAGTGTACATTTTCATAATATCATTATATCCTTTATAAGTCAAGTTTAGTAATCTTATTCCAGTTATTTGTTGCATACCATCCAATAGCTATTGCATCTGCAACATCATTGTCATCTACATCAGTCATAAACTCTATATTGACAAGTCTGATAGTTCTATTTTTTCTAAACTCTCTTTCTTTCCCCTTGTACCAAGAGTCTGACTTTCCAGGAGTTTCTTTTCTTAGTTCAAGCTTTTCATCTTTTGTTAAAACCTTGTTTCCAATCCAGTTTTGCCAGGCAACTGGTACACATGGGTATATATCTTTTACTCCATTAATGTAGGCTGCACTTACGATAGCCCCTTGTGCAAGAGCTAATTGCATTGATGTTTTTGGAGAGTTTGCAAAGATAGTATTTTCAATTACAACTGCTTCAACATTAAACTCTTTGAACAGTGGAGTAAGTTTTTTACAAGCATCTCCAGCTTTTTTATAATGATCGTTTCCAGTAAAATTAACTTTACCAAATTTAACCAACTCATTATTTTCAAATATTGCAAATGCAGCAGATGTAGAAGAAGCATCTATTGACATAAACCTTTTTGGCTTACCAATGTCTTTCCAACTAGGTTTGCTCATAATCAAAGTATCCTTTTATATCTTTCAATGTTTGATCAAGCTTTTTTTTGCTCATCATGCAGCTATTACAAAAACCAATATCATTATAAATACTAATTTCTATACCGCATCCACCAGCACATTTTCTTGACTTTGTAGCACGAGATTTAACTTTTGAAACCTTGTATCTTTGCATAATCTTTTCCTTTGTTGCAGTTGCCCTGCACTCAGGTGAGCAATATATTTGATTTTTATTATTGCTTTCAAAATGATTATCGCATAGTTTACAAAATTTACTCAAGATCTTTCCTTGGTGCTATTTTAATATCACCCTTTGGTTTTGTGCGACATACTGTTTCGAAATCACAACCTTTGCAAACTTTGGAGTTTGAACGGTAAGGATTTTCAGGAAGAAGACCGTCATCGGATGCCTTCTTTACTTCTCTCATCCAATCAAAAAAGTAATTAATAAAATTCTTATAGTGATCAGTTAGTTTAACAGGGAACAAAGAAAGTTCATGACTATTCTTTGACTCATAAACAAGGAATGCAAAACTCTTTTTAAGAATCTTCATGTAAATTAAAAGCTGTTCAACATGATACTTTCTTGCTTCGCCCTTAACGTTTAGATAATGAAAAGAATCTTCATTAAGTGTCTTAATTTCAGTAAGAATATCCATATCGTTCCACTTAATAATTGCATCTGTTCTACCAGAAATAGGAGGGTCTACATAAGATAAACGCTCTTCATTGGTTACTAGAATACCAGCAGACTCCATAGCCTTTTCAATACGACCATGACGATCAGTACCACTATCCATGTTTGCAACTGAGTACCAGTCTGTCTTTACGTCTGAATCATTTCCTTCAAACCATAAGTACCAAAATCTAGGACACTTCCCTGCACCATAGGTTAGCGTTGATGGTGTAAAGCTGTCTCTTTTTTTAAAGGATGCTTTTCTTTGTAACGCATATCCCTCTTTAATCTTGTCAACAATTGCCTGACTATCAATTAAACTCTCTTCACTCTTTTTTGGTTTTTCAACCAACTTATTAATAAGGCTTTTAGCCATTGTTAATCCTAACTGCATATTTTAATGCATCTACTAGTCTATCCGTTGCTTCTTTAGCTGAATAGTATATATTCTTTTTTGCTCTTTCATCTTTCTTAACATTAGTATACCAGGAAGCAAGCATTGCAAATTTAGCAGAATATGCTTGTAGCTTTACAATTAGTTCAACCCCAACTGCTGCAGGAACATCTGGTTTAGAAATTAGCTTAGCAACTAGCACTAAGGTCTGAGTCAGTTCATCATCCTGCATATGCTCAGATATTTCATTAAAGCCATTTACTTGATTTAGTAGTTCAATCGTTGTTTCCATTATTCCTCAATTCTTCAAAGACTTCCCATTCGATAACAGCAAGTCTGACTTTTCTATTTCCTTCACCAATAACAAGCATTAGTGCTGGGTTCTTAGATCTATCAACCTTTAAGGTATCTGTAACAATTTTTGCCCAGTTATCCTGGCTAATGGAAAATGATTTACTGTATTCTTTTACATCAACAACAAATTCATCATCACTACCATCAGCTTTTACCGCACCTCTGCCAGAATTTTTATGAGCCTTTAGACCTGCTCTTTTAAGTTCTGAACGTTCGCTCACTATGCCCCCCTTGTTAAAATAACTTCAGACATATGTCTATTTGAACAAAGCCAAGTTAGCTTCATATCTTCTCTATAAAATCTTGCAATTAACACTAATTGCTTGCATGAGTGACAAGAGAACTTTCCTCTGTACTCAGAAAAGTTTTTATACATCTAGTTTTGCTTCTAAATCTAAAACTCTTTTAGGATCTTCTTTTAGCCACTCAATAACTTTTGCCCTACCCTGCAATCGCTCTTCTCCGATAGTGTACCAGGCTCCACCCTTTTGGATAGCACCAACAAGTTCTGCGGTATCAACTAGGTCTGCAATCTTATCTACACCCATAGATCCTTCTCCATCAAAGTAAAAGTCATAAGAACCTGCAACAAATGCTGGACCAGTTTTGTTAAAGTCAACGTGCCAGTTAACTACACGACCAATCTTAGACTCAATAATCTTATCTCCTGAAACTATCTTACCCTTAATTGCCTGATTGTCAGATTCGCTTGACCATAACTTAACAATTGTGCTACTAAAGAATTTAACAGCGTGTCCACCAGTTGGTTGATGGGAGGCAAACATTGCACCAATATTATTTCTTTGTTGAGAAATTAAAACAAGCAAGGTTGGCTTGTCATTATTGTTTGCATAGTTAAGCATCTTTACTGCATTGGTCATATCTCTTGCCTCTGCACCAATCTGTTTAGTATTCTCTAGTTGCTTTAACTCTTCTGAATCTTTTTCAAAATAAATAGCAGGAAGAAGTGCAGAAATAGAGTCAACAATTAGAACGTCTACTCCAGCTTTCATAAGTTGGACTCCAACATCTACCATTTCATTCATACTTCTAGCATTTGAATAAATTAGTTGATCTACATCTACCCCAAGTTTTCTAGCCCACTCTGGGTCAAAAGATGCTTCTGCATCAATCCAAGCACAGACCTTTCCATCTTTTTGTGCATCTGCAATCATCTGCAAACAGAATGAAGACTTTCCTGCAGACTTGTTTCCCCAGATAAGAACTTGACGACCATATCCAAACCCACCTTTGAGAGCATTATTCAAACTAATACTTGGTGTCTTTTGTTTAGTTATCTCAATAGTATTCCCACTTGTAATCTTCTTACGCAACTTTGGATCTAACTGAGATAAAAAATCATCTAAATCTATTTTACTCATGCTAATACACCGTGCATCTTTGGACGTTCTGTATTTATCTTAGCCTTATTTTTTAAAGACTCTTCAAGAGACAATGATGTATATCCATCTCTAACTAAACCAGCATATAAATCTAAGACTCTAATAATAATGTCAGCTAGTTCTTCTACCACCTGATTATCGCCCTTCTCCTTGCGTATTGCTTCAAGCACCTCAGAGACCTCTGAGTGCACCATTGCAAGTTGCTTTAGATAAAAGATCGTTCCGTTATTGTCATCCCAGAATCCCTTGTCTCTTGCATTTGCATGTAATACTGCTGCAAATTCATCAATAATAATAGCCATTTATAATACTTCCTTCAATGTAATAGTTCCTTCTTTTGTTTCACCAAAATTAATCTTTGCTACTTTTCCAGGCTGGCACTTCATATATCCAGTAGAGAACATTGTTGGGAACACCATTGCAGCAGTCATTTCTCTTGAACTATTGGCAACAATCATATTAGCCATTCTCTTTCCAGCTTTAGTAACTCTAGGAGTAAATGATAGCACAAAGTGTTCATCATTTGCAAATGGTATCTGCTTATAATTTAAAAACTTTATAAGTGGATTTTCTTTATGCTCTTTTAGTTCATCAATTGGAATAGCCTCAGAAATTCTATTTGCACCTGCGAGAATTAAATAAGTTCTTCCTGGTTCAATCTTAGTTTCTTCATCATCAAAGATTCCAATAACGCCAGTTGAGTCCATAATTTCTACTCTTGACCACCCCTTTCCACGCTTAATATTTTTTGCAATGCCAAGTAAGACAAATACTCCCTGTTCATCAAAGTCTTCTACAAGATCTATGTATGCATAGTAATGTTGAGGAACACTTGTATTTAATTCTGGAAGATTTAGATATTCATAAAGATTTTCTCTAACCTTGACTTCATCTCTA